AAGGGGATCGCCGGAACGCACTGCAAAACGCCATTCATGGACGCCTATGCCATCATCAGCAATCCGGCATCCGGTGCGCCGTCGGTATATATCATCGATTCGGGCCGGGCGACACCTATTGCCACCGCCAGCATCGAGAAGATAATCCGCTCGTACACTGCCAGCGAACTCGCCTCCGCTGTCATGGAAACATTGCGCTTTGATGGGCATGAGTTGCTGCTGATTCATCTCCCTGGTCAGGTTCTGGTATACGACGCGGCAGCCAGCCAGAACGGTCCGCAATGGGCTGTGCTGAAAACCGGGCTTGGTGACGACGTCTATCGGGCCATTGACTTTATGTATGAAGGAAACTCCATCACGTGCGGCGACAAGTCAGCATCGGTGAAGGGGGCGTTGCAGTTCGACATATCGAGTCAGTATGGTGCCCAGCAGGAGCACCTCCTCTTCACCCCTCTGATAAAGGCGGACGGGGCCAGACTGTTCGACCTTGAACTGGAATCCTCGACCGGAGTTGCGCAGTACGCAGATCGCCTGTTTCTTTCTTCCACCGCCGACGGCATCAACTTTGGCAGGGAGCAGATGATCGAGCAGAATGCCCCGTTTGTTTATGACAAGCGCGTTTTGTGGCGCAGGGTTGGTCGGGTGCGTAAAAACATCGCCTTCAAGATCCGCGTCATCACCAAATCTCCGGTGACGCTGTCTGGATGCCAGGTAAGGATTGAATAATGGCAAACAACGCACTCAATACGCCTGTAATCGTCCGGGCAATCGGTCTGACAGCCTCATCACTGCCACGCGGTTCCACCCCTGCGTACGAGCAATACATCCTGTCGCAGGTGCTGGACTTCACCAACGTAGCGAATAAGGCCAATGATGCTGGATCTGGTGCATACGATGCGCAGGTGAAGAACGAAGCACAGGACGTTCAACTCCTCGACCATGAAATCCGTCTGGGCGATGCTGAAGCACAGATACAGAGCCTGAGTACGCGGCTTACCTCAGCAGAGGCTGCGATTGTTTCACTGGATGGCCGGGTTACTGCTGCAGAAAGCGATATTGAATTCCTCACCAATGAGCTGATCGCGGTGCAGGGCGATATCGCCGATCTGCAAACCGATGTCAGTAGTCTGCAAAGTGACGTATCCGCTCAGGGGCTACGCCTTACTCAGGCTGAATCGGATATCGAAGACATTCAGGACGACTACGTCTCCAAGACCGGCACAACCGCGCAGTCACTGGCTTCATCGCTGGGCGTCGCGACATCGTTCTCAATCGATGGCGTCAAGGTGCTTGGCCCACGTCAAACCGGATGGACGCCGGGAACTGGTACCGCCAATCTCGGGACGTTCAATGCCGATCAGTCATTCACTGTCGGCGCAGCATACTCACAGGCTGAAGTGCAGGCCATTGCCAATGAGCTTATAGCGGCTCGCAAACGCATTCTGGCGCTTGAGCAGGCCATGAGAACCCACGGACAAATCGACTAAAGGACTCCCATGCTAACAAAAATCGATGCTCTTACCGGGCAGGGATTGATGCGCCTGTGGGGTGTCCCTTCATGGCCTGATTTCGATGCCAGTTACTGGCTTTGGGATGGATGCGGCGTATTCGTGACGATTGACCACGGCGATCACGTAGACCTGCACATGGCGATAAAGCCAGGAGAGCGCCACCGTTGCCGGGATGCCGTGACGGATGTGCTGAAGATGATTGGCGACCGGGAAGTGCACGCCCCGATCCGCTTTGAGCACAGGCAGGTGTGCAACCTGGCGAAGAAATTTGGATTCATCGAAACCTGGCGCGGTGAGGTCGAGTACATAGACGACACGCGCGGCGTTCTAATTTTAATGAAGAGGTATGCAAATGGGCGGGATCGCTAAAGGTATCGGTAATGCAGTCGGCAGCGTCGTAGGCGGCATCACCGGCTCAAATAAGGCTGCTGATGCTCAGGTTAGCGCAGCTAAAGACTCGAACCAGATGGCCTGGAATATCTACCAGGACCGGAAGAAAACCAACCAGCCATTTCTGAATGCAGGGTTAACCGGATTAACCGGGCTGCAGGGAATTGCAGGTAAGCCAATCGACCGTAACGCCTCACTCGCTGAGTATTACGCCTCACCAGAATACAAAATGCTAAGTGACCAGGCTCGCTATCAAAGCCTTAATGCTGCCGAGGCAACCGGCGGCCTGGGTTCAACCGCTACCGGGAATATGCTCGCTTCTATTGCGCCACAGCTCGGGCAAAACTATCTGTCCATGCTGACCGATCAGCAAAACAACATGTACGGCCAGTTGCTTGGCCTCACTAACGTAGGACTTTCTGCGGCAGGGGCTAACAACGCGGCAGCCGGGGACTATTCAAATGCCTACGGGCAGAACATGGGGCAGATTGGGGCGGCTAACGCTGGTAAAGCCACCGCAGGCTTCAACACGCTTGCTGGTCTCGGTGCTGCATGGGCAACTGGCGGCAAGAGCTTAATCGGCAGCGGTCTTAATGGAGGTTACTGATGGTTGACCCAATTGATTACACCTCAGGCCTGAATCAGTCGCTGATGGCAGGCGCTCGCCTGGGCGGCCTAATTGGTGTCGCTAATCAGCAGGAGCTGGAGAACCAGAAGGCAGCAGCAGCAGCGGATCGTCAAAAGCAATTCTTTAACAGGCTTCAAAATACGCCTCCTGATCAGCTTCACACCCTGAGAACCGAGTTCCCGGATTACGCAGACAGCGTACAGAAGGAGATCGGCATTCAGGACGCTGAACATGCTGCGTTCGTTAACAAGGCGCTCAATAACCTCTCTGTAGCCTATTCTTCAGGTAACCCGCAGTTGGTACAGCAGGCCATTCAGGCAGCGAAACCGGCGCTAGGTTCAATGGGCGTCCCTGCCGAAGAGGCGTGGCAAACCTACCAGAACGATCCGCAGCAGTTCGGCTCCCTGTTGAAAGCGTCAATGTACGCAACAATGCCTATTGAGAAGCAGGTAGATGTTCAGCAGAAGCAACAGCAGCTGGATGAAACTGCACGTAGTAACCGTGCTGGGGAGTCACTGCAAGCCCGCGGGCAAAACATGTCTTATCAGTCAGCGATGACCGGTCATAACTTAGCGGCGCAGCGACTGGCGCTTGATCAGCAGGAGTTTGGCCTCAAGGTGCAGCAGGCACAGGAAAAGGCCCAGCAACTTATTGATGGCGCACCAAAGCTCTCTGTGAATATGGAGAAATCCATCGAGAAGTCTGTTAATGATTCCGCTGCAAGCACTAATTCCGCTGATTCCATGGCTGCTCTGGCGCAGCAGTTCAGGCAGGAAAAGCCAACTACCGGCCTGTTTGGTAATGCCTCGAATATGTTTGCCAAAGTCACCGGCACAGATACCGCACTGCGGGATCTGCGCATCCGTCAGAATGCACTGGTGAACAATCAGGTATTGAGATTCCTTCCACCTGGCCCGGCTACAGACAGAGATGTTGAAATCGTCCGGCAGGGTGCCCCTACAGATATGGATAACCCAGAGGTCGTAGCTCGCTGGCTTGATGCGATGTCTAACCTTGAACGCCGAAGCGCACAGTTTAATGACTTTAAGGCTGAATGGATGAGCGCCAATGGAAACCCTGGGCAATCCAGAAATGGCGGCCAGGTTCTCGGTATGGATGTTCAGAAAGGTGAGTCGCTCGGTAGCGCAGCAAGGCGTTATATGGCTAATAACCCAATCTCTGGGTCCAGAGTAACTAAAGACCAGCAGGCACAGCCAGCAGTTCCGCAGCAATACGGACAGACGCAGCAACAGGCACAAGCCCACACCTCAAAATCAGGCATTCAATTCACGGTGGAATAATGAAAGTTACCGCTAATGGGAAAACATTCACATTTCCAGACGGAACCAGCAATGAGCAGATCGGCGATGCCATTGATGAGTATTTCGCTGGTCAGGCCGCAACTCAAACACCGCAGGAACAAGCGCCACAGGCACAGCAAGCACCACAGCAGCAGGGGCAGTCTTTGCTGCAAAGCGCAGAGCAGGCTGGTCGCGGTCTGGTAAACATCCCGTTCGATGTGCTGCAAGGTGGCGCGAGCCTGATTAACGCCATCAGTCAGGGCTTAGGCGGCTCACGCGTACTGGATGATGTGTATCGCCCGGTAGATCGCCCAACTGATCCATACGCTCAGGCAGGCGAGGCTATTGGTGGGTATCTCATGCCATTCGGCTCAGCTGCCAAGGCTGCGGGTGTAGCGGAAAAAACTCCGGGGCTTATGAATAGCGCAAGCAATGCCGTGAACATGGCTACAGGGTCATTGGCTGAAGCAAGTAATCAGCAAGGCGATTTCGCTGATAATGCCCTAAAGAATTATGCCATCAATGTCGGCGCACAAGGCCTGCTGTCTGGCGCTGCTAAGGTGGTCGGGCGTGGAATAACAGCCGTTCGTGGAGAAATGGCACCAGAAGCAAAAAGATTGATTGATGCCGCAGAAGGGATGGGCGTCACCCCTATGACATCAGACATGATTAAACCTGGCAATGCCTTTACCAGGGGGCTTGTTCAGGGCGGGGAGGGTGCCATATTCGGCACTGGCTCTAAACGGGCTGAACAATACGCTGCTCGCAGCAAATTGATTGGAAACTTTTTTTCCAGGTTTGGCGAATACAACCCGGATGATATCGTAAAATCCCTTACCAGCGCATTGAAAGGAAGGAAAAATGCGGCTGGCGCAGTCATCGATGATGTTACCAATAAGATGGGTAACACAGCGATTGATACATCTAATACAATGAATGCGCTAAATACTGCAATTGCAAGGCAGGAGCGCCTTGGGTCATCGGCTAATCAAAATCTGCTTACGTCTTTACGCAACCTTCGCGACGAGTTATCCAACCCATCAACAGACCTAGATGTAACCTTCGATCTGCTTAGACAGCACAGAACGGCATTCCGATCCAATGTTCAGGGTGACGCCATGGTATTTCCTAATCAAGCGAAGGCTGCGACAAATATGATTGAAAATGCCATGACAAAGGATTTGCGAAATTCTGTTGCAAACACACTCGGCCCATCAGATGCGGCCGCGTACCTTAAAGCCAATTCTGATTATTCCAACATATTCAATAAGGTGCTTAATAAAAACATCGCCTCCAAGCTCAACAGGGCAAGCAGCGAGTCAACGCCCGAGCTAATTAATAGCGTCGTCTATAGCCGAAATGCATCAGACATCAAGCGCATATGGAGTGCTCTTGATGACAAGGGTAAGGACGCTATGCGTGCCGCCTACGTAAGCAAGATTGCGGAAAAGGCAGGGGATTCGCCAGCTAAGTTCCTAGCTGAGGTAAATAAACTAAAAGCGCAGTCAGGGGGTGAAATCTATGGTGCCATTTTCAGTGGTAAACACATGAAGGAGCTTGATGCTCTTCATGATGTTCTTAAGCAAACATCAAGATCTGATGCAGCAAACGTGGTAACACAGACCGGGCAGGCCTTAGCAAACCCTCTAAGGATAGCAGCAGCGGTTCCTACACTTGGAACGTCACTTGCTGCTGAGGCAGGATATGGACTCATGATGAGGGCGTATGAGAGTAAGCCAGTAAGGAATATGCTGCTCAGACTGGCAAACACTAAGCCAGGAACGCCAGCATATGAAAAGGCCCTCAATCAGGCCGCGGTGGCTATTAGACCACTGATGGCTAACCAGGTAACTCAGCAATAAACAATCCCGCCCTTAGTCTGGGCGGGTTTCATCATTTTTGGCGTCTATGCTACGCAGTAATTTAGTGACATTCGAAAGCTGAACTGAAATCGTGACCAATACTGCAAAAATGATCCATAAGATTATGTTTGTAATCACACCAACCTCCTGTTAGCCATGGATGGCTATTTGTAATGCTTTAAAGAATACAGCTGCCGCTCATTAAGGGATTGGAATTTCTTCTCTGTAATCTCAACAATTGTCGGCAGAAGCTTCTTCACCCTCTCATGCCCATTGGGTTTTATGATAGCAATTATCTGTATATGCAAAGGATAAGTATTATGGATCGCAAACACCAAAAAATTATCACTAACTCTACGATGGAGCTGGATTGAAGAAGGCCATGGTTGATCTTCTCCGGGAATTCGGATGTGAGCTTTGTAAATTTTAGACAAACTGGCTTGCTGATCCCTCTCGAAACCACCTAGTTTGCCTAAATAAGCTGAAACCTTACCTCTGTTTTTGTAGTTTGCTAGCGCCTTCGCAAAGTAGTTTTCTAATGGATCGGCAGCCGCATCCACAATGATGCTTATGCGGTTTTCCATTCAGGCGGCTCCATGCCAAGTCTGTTGTGGTTGTCTTCTACTGATTTTTTGAATGAAGCCAACTCTTCTTCGCTAAACTCTTCAGCTTCATCATAAGACAGGGGGAGGTATTGTGCGCCAAGCGTGGCAACGCCCATGGTTAACCTTTTGTATTCTAAAAATGTTTCAATGGTATGCCTTTTCATAGACATTAGCGTTGAAAAGTGAGGTTTCCAGGCTTTGTTGCTCTCAGCAACAAAGTAAGCATAAAGCAATCTTGAGATGCCTCGATCTAGCTGGGAGATCTGGTCATGCAACTTTTCGATATCGTCATGTTGGATATCAAGTTCAGCAATCTCCTCGTCAGAACCACTGCTCATTATGGATATAAACTCTCTGTATTTTTGGCAGTTTTCCTCAATTGGAGCCATGAGAGCATAAATCTTTCCCAGTGCGTCAGAGGCCTGCTTTTTAGATACGGACTCACCATGACTTCTGTCAAAGTCAGAGATAGAACGCTCTAGCGAAGTGGATACGCTAGTAAAAACATTCTCAATCTTCTCGGGCTCTTGATTCAGGATGGCCATGATGCTTAATCCAATCATATTGCACACCTTGTAATTTTATAACAAAAGCGATTAAAAAAACGCCTACTTGTTGCTGTATACACTTTTTAGTGTTTCAAAAACCATTTTCTTCACAACATCTGACTGCTGATCCGCAAGGCGCTCTGCATCGTCTCTATAGCCGGATATCGGTGATGGTGTATCAATGGCATCGCGCACAATTTGGACCAATTCTGCATTAATTGAGCGCCCATTCATCTTGGCTCTTTGTTCTAGTTTTGCCTTTAAATCAGCAGGGAGCCGTAACTTGAACTGCGGATCCTCTCTGGACATTTTATCTCCATGCTTTTTCTTGACAGTCTATAACGGTGATAGTACATTCTCAATTGAACCACCGTGGTCCATTGCATCGGAGGAACTATGCAAGGCGCAAGAAAACTACCTCAGTTCAATCTGAGATGGCCGAAAGAAACTTTTGATTTAGTACGTCAGGCAGCAGAGAAGAATGGTCGCTCCGTCAATTCAGAGATCTATATGAGGGTGATGGAGAGCCTGAGGCGTGATGGGGTGGCGGTATGAAATTGCCATCACTTGGTAGTGTTTGGCAATTTTTGTCAGGCGTTATCATTGTAGTTTGCTTGCTCGCAATTTTTGATTCAGGAAGAAGCGTGCATCAATCTGGCGAAAGACTGCTAACCACAATAGAGGAGAAAAAATCAGCAAAGAGTGACGACATAGCCAAAAAGCTTGACGTAATTAACAAGAAACTTGACGAAATAATGATGAAAGTTAAGTAGATGAAATATGAAGGCGTTAGTAAAAGTTGAAGCCCCAACTATTTGCGGTAGTCAGGGCCTCTTATCGAACAAATCCAGCATAGGAATTATCGACATGACAAGTTTAACACTGAACCAACAAAACTGCACCATTAACGTTCCATTCCACGGCACCGAGCTTTATGTCGTTAACCATAATGGCGAGCCGTATGTGCCAATGAAGCCCATTGTTGAAGGTATGGGTTTGGCATGGCAAACACAGCACCGCAAGCTGAGTGAGCGATTCAAGAAAGGTATCACCGAAATGGTTATACCTTCTGTCGGTGGGGTGCAGAAGATGATTTGCCTCGCTCTCCGCAAGCTGGCTGCATGGCTTAACACTATCAGCCCTAACAAGGTGAAGCCGGAGATCCGCGACCGTGTCATCCAGTACCAGGATGAATGCGACGACGTTCTCTACGAATACTGGACGAAGGGTCAGGTAACGAACCAGCGCAAAGCAACCACCGCGCCGGGTAAAATCACCAAAGAGCAGCAGGCCACCATCAAGGAACTGGTCATGTCTCGCGGACACTCTCTGCCGAAGGATAAGCAGGCCAAAGCCATTATCACGATGTGGTCAGCACTGAAAACGCACTTTGGCATGACATATAAGGACATCAGCAACGACCAGTTTGAAGAGGCTATCTCACTGGTTTCCCGTCTGCCTCTGGAAGGTGAGCTGATTGAAGCGCCTAAGGTCGCTGGCGTCACTATTCCGGCCGGCGAAGTGAATACGCTTATCTGGCTGTGGGATTACGCCAACCGCGCCCAGGCTGTGTTCCGTGAATTACACCGCCCAATGCGAGAGATTCAGTCTCATTACGCTGGCAAGTGTCACGATTACGGCTCTGAGTTTGCGACAGTAATCAATCGCTCTCGTGATGTGTTATCGAAAATGTCACACGAAGTAGATATGGAAAGGGCTGACGGTACTACCAACCTCTCCGCATGGAAGAGACTGCAGAGTAATGAGCTGCCGCCATCCTTCCTTCTGAAATAACATTCACTCAAATCACTAACCCGCTTCGGCGGGTTTTTTTATGCCCAAATTTCACCGCATCTCCGATGTGGGGATAACTTGCGCCCGGAGCACAGCAAATGTCAGATATTACCGCCAATGTCGTCGTGAGCATGCCGTCGCAGCTCTTCACCATGGCCCGCTCTTTCAAAGCAGTGGCAAACGGTAAAATTTATATTGGCCTCATTGATACCGACCCAGTAAATCCGGCAAACCAGATTCAGGTGTATATTGACCCTGAAGATGGTTCAGAGCCAATTCCTGTAGCGCAACCAATCGTAATTAATGCCGGTGGCTATCCAGTATATAACGGTCAGATCGCAAAATTCGTCACAGTCCAAGGCCATTCAATGGCCGTCTACGACGCCTATGGCTCTCAGCAGTTTTATTTCTCAAATGTCCTTGGTTATGACCCGGATCAGTTTCAGCAAAAATTGTTATCACTTGCTGATGGGCAGGGTGATGCTCTTGTTGCACTTAAGCAACCAGGTGAATCGGTTGGCAGAACTGTTCACGACAAAATGCTGGAGTCGATCAGCATTGCCGATTACCTGACTGACGGAGATGTTGCTGGAGCAATCATTAAAGCGGTGGCGGCGACGAATGGGACTATTATCGTTCCTGAGGGAGATCACACTGCTTCTCCATCAATTTCTCAGGTTGCCGGAGTTCTCTCCTCTCTAAGCAGATTAGAGATCAAAGGCAAGCTGACCATACGGCTACCTAAAGGGGTTTCTACCCTAAATTCACCTGTTTTAGTCGAGCTTGTTGGTGGTAATAATCTGAGCATTGTTGGTCAGGATAGCATTGCCGTCACGATCACTGGACAGGTGTCAGTTGCAGGCTCAGCAGGAAACTACCAAGTCACCTTAAGTGTTTCAACAACGGCGGCCATTTCTGTCGGTGACTTTATTCATACCAACCAGGCTGGAGGAACAGGTGCCTTTGATATACATCGCGGCGTCTGGGAGATTATTTCCATTGGCTCCGGCACTATCACTGTAAAAAACACCTGCCAGTTAGCAGCATTCCCAAGTAACGCTATTACCTCGAGCACCAGTCGCGTGCTTACGTCTGTCCTTCTGTTTAATCGGTGTGATGGCTTTATTGTGCCTTCATCTGATGTGGGAAACATGAGCAACTTTGTTATCGCAGGCAACTCCGATACATACTGGTTATCCTCAGCTGTAGGTACTACCGAGCTTGGTACTCATGGGTTAGCTGTTGGCTCCAACACGGTTGCTGTCAATGGCAAGACGGATAATGTCAACCCTCAAGGCAGAACCGGAGCCAGTGTAACCTTCGGCCAGTATATGGGGGTCACTGGCTTTGACCAGCAAGGGATCGTTACTGAACTTGGTGGCAACTTCTGGGGCGACTTTACTTGCTCATGCAACAACAAGAGAAGAGGGTTCTATGCTTCTACAGCATCTGGTATCCGCGCCAAACAGATTACAGCTAATGGCAACTATCTTGATGGTGTGATAGCGGATCTGGGGGGGGACATCTACTCCAGCTCATCCAGCTGCGCAGCGGGCAATGGTAGCAATGGTATTAGCGCCACACAGAACGGGGTTATCGCCTGGGATACGGGGAAATCGAGTTATAACAAGCTCAATGGGGCTAACGCAGCAGCTGGCGGACTTGTGCAGATAACATCTGGCTACCTGCAAGGTAACGTGGCAACAGGGGCTAACCTTGCATATGGATCCATCCTGTACTGCGATAACTCGCAGATTACAGGCAATGGCACCTATGGCATAAACTGTCAGCTTAGTTCTCAGGTTAGGGGGCCTAACTGCACTATTTCAGGCAATACTAATCAGGGTATTCGCGGGTCATATCATGCCACTATCACCTTTACAGGATCTACTTTCTCCAGTAATGCTGGGGGTGATTTCATTTTCACAGACCAGGCAATTGGTATTAATGGCTCGGTAACCTATGGCGGCGACATATCTACTACAGATATTAAACTGATTAATCAGACCACCAACAAGGGAGTAAGAATTTCCGGTACTTCCGGTGGCGACAGCCTGGTGATATCGCATGATATCAATGGCGCTGGCACGTTTGTTGAGTCCTATAACTTAAGGGCTGATAACACCGGATTCATCCCCACTAACGATGCGTTAAAAAATGTGGGCCGCGCTGCAAATCGATTCAATGTCGGTTTCTTTGCAGGCGGTACCCAGTCAACTTCTGACGCAACACTTAAAGATCCAACCCGTAATTTCACCCAGGCCGAACTTAATGCAGCAATGAAAATTGCGAAAATGTTTGGCTTCTGGACGTGGCTGGATGATGCAGGTAAGCGCCTGCACGCAGGGACGACGGTACAGGCGGTACTGGAGGTGTTGGAAGAGGAGGGGCTTGACTGGCGGAACTACGGTTTCATCGGCTTTGATGAGTGGGATAATGAATATGCACCCGTCACAATTGAGCTTGATGATGGTTTGGTTATGGAGAACGGCGAGGTAAGGCTTGTACGTGAGGCAGGCTCTGTCTGGCAGCTTCGCGATCAGGAATTTGATCGGTTTGTTATGCGTGGACTCTCTGAAAGATTAAGCCTCCTTGAGGACAAATTAGTTTCACATTAACAGGACCCTTGATCTGCACTCTCTTTAAAACTACTGTATATAAAAACAGTAAAAGGAGTGCAGATCATGCCCCGCCGTCACGACATTCACGCCGCATTTGTGGCCGCAATACAGCTAAACCCCAAGGGCTACCGGTGCTTGCGCACAGAGGACTTTATCCGCGAGCTGGCAAAGGTCCATTGGCATTTCAGCCGGGCCGATGCCAACGAGTGGATAGAGCGCTATCAGCCAGATTTCACGGATAAGACAACTGACGGAACCGACAATCACTACTGGATCCTGCGCAACATGGGGAGGGTTCACTGATGGGATTTCCTTCACCGGCGGGCGACTATGTAGAGCAGCGGTTAACACCGGAACGTATCTGCGGGATCGGCATGGACAGCCGCATCCTTGAAACTTCATCCGGGTTTGCTGTAATCGAGCCGTGCACCAGGCTGGTACAGAATCAGGTTCTGCTGATTTTGTCCGGCGGACGGACTCAGTTTGCCCGGGTCATGGGTAGGGCGCTGATTTGTGATGATGGTGAAGCGATAGAAGGGGAAGCGGCGGAAGAGGTGGAAGTGTTGGGGCGGGTGACGTACTTCATCAACAGCGCGCTGCAGGATGACAGGGTGGTGTGAGTGGGGCAATGGGGCATGGATGGGGCATAAAGTTACCGCGAAACGACGTTAGTTCATTGCACATGACAAATCGTATCGCGGCAACATAGCAGAAGTTACCGCACTTCAATCCAACATCAAGCCACTTCGTTAAAAGACTTAATAGTCTCCAGATAAAGATCGCCTGCAGCACGGGGTTGCCAAGGAACGGGATCAGGGTAATAACATCGTGGCTGCTGAGCGAACTGCCGATACCCAGCATGATCCCGCAGAAGGAGAGCAGAGCCACGGGCAGCATAAAGGTTTTACCCAGTTGCTGGAAAAACTCCCACAGCGAGATTTTTTGTGCTGCTTTCGCCGTCATGAAACGACTCCTTTATTGTTAAAATAGATTTACCTGCCTCAGTGCTGCGAGAAGATAAAACGTTTTATCAAATTTTAGTGCGCGCTAAATCACATTCTCAGGCTTTGGCAGAGGATATAAAGATAACCTATTGATAAAACGTTTTACCGATTTCATTATCAGGGAGACACCCCCACACATGGCTGTAGCGAAAAAAATTACCATTAACGACGTCGCGCTGGCGGCGGGTGTCTCCGTGAGCACGGTTTCACTGGTTCTGAGCGGGAAAGGGCGCATCTCCCCTGCGACGGGGCAGCGCGTCAACGAGGCGGTTGAGCAACTGGGATTTGTGCGTAACCGCCAGGCATCGGCGCTGCGGGGTGGGCAAAGCGGGGTGATTGGCCTGATCGTCCGCGACCTGACCTCGCCGTTCTATGCCGAACTGACGGCGGGCCTGACGGAGGCGCTGGAAGCCCAGGGGCGGATGGTCTTTTTACTGCATGGCGGCCGGGAGGCGGATCAGCTGCTCCAGCGCCTCGATATGCTGCTGACGCAGGGGGTGGATGGGGTGATTGTTGCCGGGGCTTCCGGGGTAAGCAATGAACTGTGCGAGCGCGCGGCAGCCAAAGGGGTTCCGCTGGTGTTTGCCTCCCGCGCCAGCTATCTCGACGAAGCGGATACCCTGCGCCCGGACAACATGCAGGCGGCACAAATGCTGACCGAACATCTTATTCGCCGCGGCCATCAACGGATTGCCTGGCTGGGCGGTAAAAGCTCGTCGCTGACGCGCGCCGAACGGGTGGGCGGCTACTGCGCGACGCTGATCAAATACGGCCTGCCGTTCCACAGCGAGTGGGTGGTGGAGTGTGAATCCCGCCACAAGCAGGCGGCAGAGGCGATCGGTAACTTGCTGCGCGCCAGCCCCACTATCAGCGCCGTGATTTGCTATAACGATGTTATCGCCATGGGCGCCTGGTTCGGCTTAATCCGTGCCGGACGGCAGAGCGGGGAAGGCGGGGTCGAAACCTTCTTTGGTCATCAGGTGGCGCTGGGCGCCTTTGCGGATGTGTCAGAGAACGCACTGGACGATCTGCCGATTGTCTGGGCCACCACCCCGGCGCGGGAAATGGGCTACACGCTGGCCGACCGCATTATGCAGCGGATCGATAAAGCCGACGTGCAGGCGGGGCATCAGATTGTATCGGCCCGCCTGGTGACGGTGAAATAA